GGGTGCGAAGTCTATGGCGCCTTTGCTTCGCCTTTTGTCGGCGCCGAAATCGGCGGTGGCAAGGGCGGCGCTGTGCGGCTGGGCGGTGCGATCAATGCCGACGAGGTGTTAGAGCCCACCCTGACCGCACGAGTGGTCGACGTGCAAGGCGTCAAAAAAGGCGACTTTCTTACCATTGAGCTGCCGCCCGCGCTGGGTGGTGGCCGCTACAAGGTCGTGCGCCTGAAGCCTGACGGCTCGGGCATGGTTGACCTGGTGCTGAGCGTGCCCAATGAGCGAACTGACGACATTACATGATGCGATCACTCGCATTCTCAGCGAACGTATGCCCCGGGTGCTGCACATGGAGCAGTTCCCCGAACTGGACGCCCAGGTAAACACACCTGCATTGCTGTACGGCATTACCGATATGACCCTGGGTACTGATCGAGGGGAAGGGAAAACGGCGCTGATTGGTCGTTTCCAATCCTGCATTTTGGTCGATGCTGACCGGCCCAAGGCGTCACTACAAGCCGCAATCTTGGCGGCTCAGATGACGACGGTACTTAAGGATCAGTGGTGGGGGGTGGATTTTGTTACCGGGCCGCCTGAACAGGTTCACGCCCAGCCAGAAGCCCCGACACAGGAGCTTGAGCAGTTCGTCATGTGGTCGGTGCAATGGATCCAGCCTTTCGAAGTTGGGGAGTTCACTTGGCCATGGCCTGATGAGCCGCCTGGCTCTCTGGTGTTCAACATCGAGCCGGGCGACGAGCCGGTGGCTCCCGAGGAACTTTCGTGAGTTACGCCGAAGCGGAACATGACCGCATGATCGCGGCCATGCTGATGCCATGTGTGGTGGTCGGTGTGGATCTGGCGGCGCCGGCAGTGCGTGTCAGCAACGGGGAATGGACGAGCGCCTGGGTGCGCTGGCACAGCCTGGCGGCCGGTAAGGCGCGGCACTGGCGCGCGCCCAGCCTGGGCGAGCAGGGGGTGTTGTTCAATCCCAGCGGCCAGGCGGGTATGGGCACGTTTATCCCAGGGTTATACGGCAATGCCGGCGGCCCGCCGGATAACCGCAATCATGTCGAAGTCTGGCGGTTTGATGATGGCGGCTCCCTGGTTTACGACTGGGAGGCCAAGACCTACACCATCACGCTGCCCACTGGTACGGTCACCATCAAAGTGGGCAGCACAGTGGTCACCGTTACGGATAACGCCGTGAATGCCACGGTGGGCGGTACCGAGTTTGATTTGGCGCCTGGTTGGGCGGCGATTAAATCGCCTCAGATAGCGTTGATCGGCGCGGTGGAAATCGACGGCCCGTTACACGTAACGCAAAGCATCACCGGCGCCGCCGACATCCTGGCGGCCGGTAACAGCGACAACCACCACAAGCACTAACCCAATTCACCTACAGCCCGCCGCGTGCGGGCTTTTTCATGCCCGGAGAAATCATGGCCAAGACCATCGAGAAGCCCGAAACCGAAGAACAAGCCCCGGCCGCGCAAGCGTCGCTGACGTTCCGCGATCTGGTCTACACGTCGCGCACGCTGGTTGTGCCTGACACCGATCGTACTTACCCGGTGGCCAAGGGCCTGGTGGTGGTGCCGGAGTCCGACAAGGAGGCTGTGGCCTTCCTGAAGGCTAATAGCGAATACGCCGCCCTGGAGGGCTAAGCCAGATGATCGGAATGGATCGCCACACCGGGCAGCCCATATCCGGCATCGAGCATTTGCGACAGTCCATCGCCGATATCTTGAGTACGCCCCTGGACAGTCGCCGGCAGCGGCCCGAGTACGGCAGCAAGCTACGCCTGTTCGTTGACTTGCCAATCAATGCTGGCTGGAAAAGTGCGGTTCAGGCCGAAGCGGCCCGTGCCCTGGGCCTTCATGAGCCGCGCCTAAAACTTGAGCGCGTGACGGCTCTATCGCTGCTGGATGGGAAAATAAACATGCTCGTTGCGGGCGAGTACCTGGGCGACAGCTTTGTCTTGGAGGTAAGCGTATGAGCATCGTGGACTTGTCGGCCTTGCCGGCGCCGGACGTGCTTGAGCCGCTGGACTTTGAAGAGGTCTACGACGAAGGGTTGTCAGCGTTTCGCAACTACATGGGCGACAACTGGAACGCCGCGCTTGAAAGCGATCCTGTTACCAAAGTGCTGGAGGTGGGGGCCTATAACAAGGTTGGTAACCGCGCCCGGGTTAACGACGCATGCAAGGCGCTGCTGTTGGCTCATGCCATCAAGGGCGACCTCGATCAGTTGGGTGCAAACGTCAACCTTCAGCGCCTGGTGATTCAGCCCGCGGATCTGCTGGCAGTGCCACCGGTGGCTGAAGTCCTTGAGGATGATGATCCGTTTCGTGAGCGTATCCAGTTGGCCTACGAGGGGCTGACCACGGCGGGACCGCGTAACAGCTACATCCTGCACGCGCGTAATGCGTCCGGTCTTGTGCTGGATGCCACGGCGGAAAGCCCGTCGCCGGCGAGCGTTACCGTAACGGTGCTGAGTACCGAGGGGGATGGTACGCCCACGCCGGAACTGTTGGCCACGGTGGCTACAGCTTTGAATGATGAGGACGTGCGGCCATTGGGTGACCGGGTAAAGGTCCAGGGTGCCCAAATTCTGAAGTACCGAATTGACGCCATCCTGCACATGAACAGCGCCGGGCCTGAAGGTGACGCCGCCTTGGCCGAAGCCAAAACCCGGCTGTCGAAATGGATCAACCCCCGTAAGCGCCTTGGCGTTGAGGTGGCGCGCTCTGCTGTGGACGCCCAGGTGCATGTTGCCGGCGTTTCTCGTGTTGAGCTGCCCGGGTGGGTCGACCTGTCACCCACAAAGGCCCAGGCCGCGTACTGCACCGGTTACGACGTGAGGTTGGCGGATGAAAAGCCTGCTGCCCAGTAATAGCACCCAGCTAGAGCGGGCCATTGAGGCGGCGTTCTACGAAAAAACCATTGTTCCGTTGCGCACGCTCTACAACGCCGATACGTGTCCGGCCCATTTGCTGCTGCATCTGGCGTGGGCCTGGTCGGTCGACCGCTGGGACTACCGGTGGAGTGAGGCGACCAAGCGGGCAGCCATTAAGGCTTCGTACTACATCCATAAGCACAAAGGCACGATTGGTGCGCTTCGCCGCGTGGTTGAGCCACTGGGCTACTTAATCGAGGTTATGGAGTGGTGGCAGACGGTGCCGGAGGGCATTCCGGGTACCTTCGCGCTGAAGGTTGGCGTGCTGGAGACTGGCATTACTGAAGAGATGTACCTGGAGCTGGAGCGCCTGGTGGATGACGCCAAGCCTGTCAGTCGCCAGTTGACGGGGCTGGCGATCAGTCTCGAAACCCAAGGCGCTTTAAACATTAGTGTCGCCGTTTATGAAGGCGATGAAATCAACGTCTACCCGCCGATGCAACGTGACATCAATGTCACCGGCTACATCGGAGCCTCAGGACGTGAGCACAGCATCGACACCCTGGACGTGTACCCATGATCGACCTTAACTCGCAGTTCTTTGCCATCCTCACCAAGGTGGGAGAAGCGAAGCAAGCCAACGCTGATGCGTTGGGTATTCCCTGGAACATTTCACAGATGGGTGTGGGGGATGCCCACGGCACTGATCCCATCCCGGATCGCCTGCAGACGAAGCTGATCAATGAGCGCCGCCGGGCACCGCTCAACCAGCTTATGATTGATCCGCTCAACCCCTCCGTGCTGATCGCCGAGCAGGTGATTCCGGCGGACGTGGGCGGTTGGTGGGTGCGGGAGATCGGCTTGTACGATGCGGACGGCGATCTGGTCGCGGTCGCTAATTGCGCGCCGAGCTTCAAGCCTATGCTGTCCCAGGGCTCTGGCCGCACGCAGATCGTGCGGATGAATTTCATCATCTCCAGCATCACCAATGTGGTGTTGAAGATCGACCCCGCGATTGTGTTGGCAACGCGGGAGTATGTGGATCGCTCGATTGATGCGGTGTTGCCGGCGGATAAAAAAGCGGGGACGTACACCCAAGTTACGATCAACTCGCGAGGCATTGTGGTATCGGGTAAAAGCCCGACCACGCTTGCGGGCTACGGCATTACGGACGCGCTTCCAAACAAAAACCCGTTACCCGGTGGAAGCATTGATATTCATGGCGATTACTATGCATTCCTAACATCCCCTTTAGAGTCATCCGTCGCTCAGAACTGCTATTGGAATGGCACGGCATGGTATCGCCACGACATCAGCAGGCCGGCGGTCTGCATTACTCTGGATGATGGGCGGTTCAGTGTCCGAAGGGTAGGCGCGGGTCAAAACCCAATCGTTTGGCAAACGATGTCCCCTGTGTGGGATGCGAGCAATGCGAAGTTTTCGGGGCTGTTGGAGCGTCCTACCACACTCTCGGGCTACAGCATTGGGGATGCTTTCACCAAGGCAGAAACCAGCGCGATTGTTGATGCTGCTATTGCTCGGCTAATCGGCTCTGCGCCTGGTGCTGTCGATACGATTGAGGAACTTGCTCGCGCCCTCAACAACAACCCTAATTTCGCCACTGACATTATCAACGGGCTGGCTACGAAGGCGGCCAAAGCGACAACCCTACAAGGTTATGGCATCGGCGATGCGTATACCCAATCCGAGATAAATCAACTTCTCAGTGGCAAAGCTGCCAAGGCCACAACGCTGGCTGGATATGGAATTACAAACGGGCTTGTTGATAAAAACCCGCTTCCTGGGGGCAGTGTTGATATTCATGGCGACACTTATGCGTTCCTGACATCGCCTCTGGAGTCGAGCGTCTGTCAGAACTGTTATTGGAACGGCACGGCATGGTATCGGCACGACTCTGGACAGCCGGCGGTATCTGTCACGGTCTCAGGTGGCGGCGCCTTGGTTAGAACGGCCCCTGCCGGTGCAGGCCCCATTGTTTGGGCTTTTACCGAGCCGCTATGGACGTCGAAAAATGCGACTGTAAGCAGTTCTGGTGGAGTAGGAACTCTTAAACTCCCGAATGGCTGGGTACAACAAATTTTTGAGGTGACAGAAAGCACGAGCGCTTCTGACGTTCGTTATTTCCCGGTGTCATTCCCGAGCGAGTGTTTCGGCGTTTTCCCTGTGTTGCTGAGTTCTACTTCTGGAGGTTATGGGACCAACGTCGGAGTGGTGGTAGGCGATGTCACCAAGGATCGCTTTCTTATCAATGCTGGCGGTTCTTTTTCTGGCGAAGGTCGTTTCCGCGTTCTCGCATTGGGGAGGTAAAAATGAAGCATTTCTTTAGTCCTTCAACGACCGGTTTTTTCAGATCGGACATCCATGGCGAGCCTGGCAGTGAGGGCAATTCGTTGGCTGCTGATGTTGTTGAGGTATCGAGCGAGCTGTACGGGCAGATGCTTCTGGTGCGGGAGCAAGGGGGGCGAGTTGTCCCTGGCGAGGATGGGATGCCGATCGAGGCGCCGCCCGTACCTCCTACGATTGAAGAGCAGGAAGAGAAGGCGCGCCGCTGGAGAGATAGCCAGCTAACCCTGAGTGAGTGGGTTGTCGCTCGCCATCGCGATGAGGTGGACATGCGCCTTGATACTGCCATTACACCTGAACAGTTTTCCGGGCTCTTGAGGTACCGGCAGGCATTAAGGGATTGGCCGACTACTCAAGGGTTTCCTGATGCTGGTCAGCGCCCTAAGTCACCGACCTGGCTGGCTGAGCAATTCCAATAACGCCCCGCACTGACGGGGCGTTTTCTTTTCCTGTTCTGTTACGCGTAACACAAGCAGATAAACGGCCTCGCATGCGCGGGGCTTTTTCGTTTCTGGAGATTGAGCCTTATGAGTTTCTTTCACGGCATCACTACCTCGTTGATTGACACCGGCGCGCGCACCATCACGCTCCCCTCGTCCTCGATCATCGGCCTGTGCGACACCTTCACCCCGGGCATTCTTGGCGGCGGTAATGCCAAGGCCGGCGAGCTGAAGCTGATCACGTCCGAGCGTGAAGCCATTGCAGCGTTCGGAGCTGACTCGGCGATTACCCGCGCCTGCCAGGCGATCTATGTACGGGCCAAGGCTGTAATCGTCGCCATTGGCGTTCCTCAGCTCGCTGACGCCGCGCTTCAAACGTCAGCCATTATTGGTGGCGTTCTGGCAGATGGGCAGCGCACAGGCCTTCAGGCGCTGCTGGACGGCAAGAGCCGGCATAACGCCCAGCCCAAGCTGTTGATCGCCCCGGGGCACTCGGCCACGCAGGCGGTGGCCACCGCCATGGACGCCCTGGCCGGCAAGCTGCGTGCGATTGCCATCATTGATGGTCCGAACACCACCGACGAGGCCGCCATGGCCTACGCGCTGAACTTTGGCAGTAAGCGCATCTACTTGGTCGATCCGGGCGTGCAGTTCTGGAGCACTGTCGAAAGCGCGGCCGTGAACGCCCCGGGTTCGGCCTGGGTGGCGGGCTTGTTTGCCTGGACCGATGCCGAGTACGGCTACTGGGCGTCGCCATCGAACAAAGAGTTTGTAGGCATCACCGGTACCACCCGGCCGGTGGAGTACTTGGACGGCGACGCAACGTGCCGGGCCAACCTGCTCAATAACGCGAACATCACCACGATCATTCGCGATGGCGGTTACCGCCTGTGGGGCAACCGTACCTGCTCGGCCGATGCCAAGTGGTCGTTTGTCACCCGTGTACGTACCTGCGACATCCTCATGGATGCGATCCAGGCGGGCCACAAGTGGGCGGTAGACCGCTCGATCACGAAAACATATGTGTCGGATGTGACCGAAGGGCTCCAATCCTTCATGCGCGACCAGAAGAACGCCGGCGCGGTGATCAACTTCGAGGTCTACGCGGACACCGAGCGCAACACGGCCAGCCAAATCGAGCAGGGCAAAATCTTTTGGCGCATTCGTTTCACCGACGTGCCTCCGGCCGAAAACCCGAATTTCCTGATCGAGGTCACCAACGAGTGGCTGACCGAAGTACTTGAAGCAGCCTAAGGGGGCCGTCTGATGATTCCTGAAATGTTGACCAATTGCGTCATGTTCGTTGATGGCGTGAGCTTTTCCGGTGACGTGCCGTCCATGACGCTGCCCAAGCTGTCGACCAAATCCGAGGAATACCGGGGCGGCGGTATGAGCGGCCCTGTCGACCTGCCTACCGGCCTGGAAAAGCTGGAGGCGGCATGGACCACTAACGGTGTGCGCAAAGAGTCGCTGAAGTTCTTCGGACTGGCGGACCAGACGGCATGCAATGTCGTTTTTCGTGCTGCGTTCAAGGGCCAGAAAGGCACCGTCAAAGCGGTCACTGTGACGCTGCGCGGCTCGCTCAAAGAAGTCGATATGGGCGATTGGAAGCCGGGCGATAAGGGCGAAATCAAGCACGCCATGTCGGTCACCTATTACAAACTCGAAATCAACGGTCGTGTGATGTTCGAAATCGACTTTGCCAACATGGTGCAGGTGATCAACGGTGTTGATCAGTTGGCCGCTGAGCGTTCGGCCTTGGGCCTTTAAGGATTGATGATATGACCGACTCTCTTACTGCACCGCTCCCGTCCTGGCTTGTCCTGAGCGACGACGGCGTTACCGTAACGCTCAAGCACAAGGCCAATCTCAATGGCGTTTTGACCGACAAACTGATGATGCGCGCACCCAGCGTAAAGGATGTTATGGCCGCCAAAATCGCCGGCAATGGTGACCATGAAAAGGTGGAGTTGAACCTGTTTTGCAGTCTGCTCACGGCTACCGAGGCAGAACTCACGAACCTCAAATACAAGGACTACATGCGCCTTCAGGCGGGCTATTTTCGCCTGGTTGAGGAAGACGGCGTGTAACGAGGGCACGCTTAAGGTGCTGGCCAAACGCTTGGCAAAAGAGACGGGTTTCTCGTCTGCCGAGATCCTGTCCATGCCCTTTAACGTGATGGTGTGGTGGCTCACGGATTGAGCCGCTGTTGATCTTCCCGACGTATAGGGCGCGCACATGGCAAACAAACTTGCTCTCGGCCTGGTCATTGGCGGGGCTGTCAGCTCGACGGTAGGGGCGGCGTTCAAGGACGTCAGCAACAAAATCAAGAAGCTGGAGGAACAAGGTTCCCGGGCGCGGGTACTGGAAAAAACCATCGGCGAGACCATGCGCCTGCGCGATGAATGGCGCAAAGCGCACATGGCCGGCGACAAGGGTGCCGAAGCTCTGCGGCGCAAGCTGGAGAACAATCTGGATGGCCTGCGCAAGCAGGGCGTGGAAGTGCGTAACCTGACCAAGGCTTATGCGGCCATGGGGCAGACGGCGACTAAGGCCGAGCTTAAAGCCAAGGGCTATATGCAGCTCGATGCTGGTAAGCAGCAGATGAAAAGCAGTATTGGCCAGGCGGCGGCCGCCACGGCAGCAATGGCCATTCCGACGAAGGTTAGCGCTGACTTTGGCGCGATCATCCGTGACATTGCGATCAAGGCGAACATTGCCAACAAGCCCGAAGAAGCGCAGATGTCGAAAACGATCATCGGCACTTCGCGTGATACCGGCATGGCGCGCAATCAGGTGGCCGAGGTGGTCAACGCCCTGGTGGGTGCCGGCATGGAGCTGGATAAGGCTCTGTCATACGCGCCGGTGGCGGCCAAGTTTGCAATTGGCCAGGGTTCGGACGGCGGTGAAACGGCCCGCATGATCAACGCCCTGGGGCAGAACGCCAAAATCTCCGACCCGGCCGTGATGCAAAAGGCACTGGAGGCCATCGCCTATCAGGGCCAGGCGGGTAGCTTCGAAGCGGCCGACATGGCGCGTTGGTTTCCCGAGTTGTTGGCGGGCATGGGCAAGATCGGCATCACTGGCATGGATGCGGTCACGCAACTGGGCTCAATGCTTCAGGTGCAAATGAAGACCGCCGGCGGCGCTGATGAAGCGGCCAACAACCTCAAGAACTGGATGGAGAAAATCGGTTCTGGCGATACGGTCAAAGCCTACAAGGATGCTGGGATTGACTATCAAGGGTCGATGAATACCGGCCTGCAGAATGGTAAGTCCACCCTGGAGTCCAGCTTTGAGCTGGCACAGAAGTACATCGCGGCAACGGATCCGAAGAAGGCCGCCGCGATGGCGGCCGCTACAGCGAAGATCAGTAAGGAGACTGACCCCGAGAAAGCCAAGGCCATGATTGCGTCCCTGGAGCAGGCTTTGCGGACCGGGGATCTGTTCGCGGACATGCAGGTTAAGGGCGCTTTGACGGCCTACATGCAGAACAAAGAGCTGTACGCGCAGCTTAAGAAAGACTCGGCCAGTGCCACCGGGATCCTTGATAAGAACCTTGAGGAGCGCCGGCAGGCGTCAGCGCAGAAATGGTCGGAAATGGCCCAGGGCATGGACGAAGCCATGCGCGCCATTGGTGACGCATTCCGACCGGTCACTGACAAAGTGGCGGATGGTTTGACCTATGTTACCCAGGGGCTGGCCAAGCTGTCGGACGAGTCACCCCGGGTTGTGACCGGGATCGGCGCCGCTGTGGCGGCGGTGATCGCTTTTCAGACCGCTATGAGCGGATTCAAGATTGCCAAGGGCCTGCTCAACATTGGGCGCGGCTCGCTGATGGGCAACCCGAACATCCCGCAAAAAGTCATTGTCACCAACATGCCCGTTGGCGGATCTGGTGGCATGGATTTGGGCGGCGTCGATGACGCTGGCGGCAAGGAAGGAAAAGGTAAGGGCAAGGGCGGCGGCCGTGGTGGCCGAAGCCCCGGGCGTGGCATTGGGGCAGGCATGAAGGGGCCGGCAGTATTGGCCGTGATAGAAGCCGGTTTTAAGGTCAAAGACACTTACGACAACGCTGAAACCCAGGACGAAAAAGCCGAAGGCTATGGCGCTGCGGCTGGCGGACTTGCTGGCACGCTCGCCGGTGCGGCGGCCGGTGCGTTCATCGGTTCGGCGGTACCGGTAATCGGCACCGTCCTGGGCGGCTTGATTGGGGGTTGGCTGGGCAGCATGGGCGGTGACGCCCTGGGCGGTACCATCGGCAAGTCGATGTTTGGCTCTGACGAAAGTACGAAGGCCATGCCGGTGGCGGGGCCGTTGATGATGCGGGATGCCGGCAAGGACATTCCGCCAGTGATGGGGGATATCGCCAAGTCGTTTGCCCCGTCGCGCACGGGTCCGCTGATGCTGACCAACCCAGGTCAAGGTGCTTTGCCGGCAACGCCTGGCGCCGTTAATCCGGGTGATGCTGCGCGGGCCATGATGATGCCCCCGGCCAGCGCTGACGCGGTTGCAGCACCACTTGCGGCGGCTGTGGTGGCAAAGGTCCAGCCGGCAAAGATCGAGACCAAGGTGGATATTCACGCGCCTATCACGCTGACGGTGCAAGGCGATGTGAAGGATCCAAACGAGATCATTGCCCAGTTGCGGCCGCTGATGGAGCTGCAGCAACGGGAAATCGCCCAGCAGCTCGAAAACCGCAAGCTCTACGACGCGCCACATGTCTAAGGGGGAAATATGGAATCACTGGCACAGCTACAGTCCGGCCTGAAGTATCTGGCCTCGGCCGGCGAAGCGGGCCGGCGCAGTATCGATAGCATGATGGGGCCGGTAAACGGTGCCATCAGTGAAATCACCGGCGCCGCCAATGAACTGGAGGATCTACCGTTTATTGGTCCTGCGGTGGGTGCGAAGCTACAGCGAGTCATGCGCGGGATTTCTACGGCCCAGGCCAAGGTTGGAAAGGTTATCGCAACCTACAATCGTGCTTCCCGCGCCTTGTCGCAGATTGATGAGCGCATGGGCACGCTAAAAGAGCAGGCGGGGAGGGCGGCAACCGCTATCAACAAGATCGCCGGAATGATTGACCCGTCACTGGCCAACATCATTCCCACCGGTGCATTCGCCACGGATGCAACGCCGGCGAAAGAGGCGGTGAAGCCTTTCCCCCATCTGCTGATCATTCAGCCTCTGGACCCGAAGGCGCAGCCGTATTACTTCAACCTTGATACGGCGGCCTTTGACTCATTGCGCCGCTCGACGGCATACCGCTGGGCCTCACAAGAGCGCCTGACGCGCCGGTCGGCCCAGCAGGCCGTTGGCATGGGTGACGAGAAAATCACACTCAAGGGCGATATTTTTCCGGGCTATCGGGGCGGCCTGGGACAGCTAAACACGCTGCGTTCGATAGGCTCACAGCTCAAGCCGGTGACCCTGACCACGGGCTATGGTGTCGTGCTGGGCACCTGGTGCCTCGCGAACGTTGACGAAGACCAAAGCGCGCTGATGCAGGGCGGTATCCCTCGCAAACAGGCCTTTACCTTGGAGTTTGTGCGCTATGGCGACGACATGCAGAACATCTGATGGGGATCTGCTCGATACCATTTGCCATAACTTCTATGGCCATCTGGTGGGCAGTGTTGAGGCGGTGCTTGCCGCCAATCAGGGCCTGGCGGATGAGGATCAGCCTTACCGTGCCGGCGTGGTGATTGTCTTGCCGGATCTGCCAGGCCCTGTGGATGAGCAAGTGGCCCTGTGGGATTGATTCAGTCCTATCGGCTGCGCCCTTGTTCCGTTACGCGGAACGCCCCCTTTCCCTAAAGCCTGCCCAGTGCAGGTTTTTTATTGGCCAATGCCCTATGACTCCCCAATTTAGAATTGTCGCGAACGGTTCCGACATCACGTCGCTGATTAACGATCGGCTTTTGCTGTTGCGCACCACCGACAAGCCCGGCATGGAGTCGGACGAGTTTGAGTTGCGCATTGATGATCGTGACGGCCTGGTAACGCTGCCCAAGCGCGGCGCCGGGATCGAGGTCTACCTGGGCTATGCCGAAACGTCCCTGGTGCGCTTGGGGCGCTATGTGGTCGACGAGATCGAGGTATCCGGTCCGCCGGACACCATCGTTATTCGGGGCAAGGCCAGCGACATGCGCGGCACTGGCAAGTCGATCCGTAGCGGTAGCTGGGAAGACGTGCCGCTTTCGAAAATCGTTTCTGATATCGCGGCGCGCAATGGCTGGACGCCGGCCTGCACCATCGCCACGAAAGTCGCCCGGGCTGACCAGCTCCACGAATCTGACTTCAGCTTTGTCACGCGCCTCGCCAAGCAATACGACTGCACCGCCAAGGTGGGCGACGGCAAGTTGATGGTTATGCAGCGCCAAGCGGGCCTGAGTGCCAGCGGCAAGGTGATTGGCGCGATCACCCTCGCGCGTAGCGACGTAAGCCGCTGGCAGTTTCGCCTTGGCGACCGTAACGCGCACAAGACCGTCGCGGCCAAGCATCAGGACAAGAAGACGGGCAAGTTGTCGGTGGTCTCCCTGGAGAATGACGACGTGCCGGACGGCCTGCCGGCAGTACACACCGACCGACATATTCACCCGAACAAGACCGCCGCCGAATCGGCGGCCAAGGCGCGCTTGGCGGCGTTCAATCGATCTACGGCTGGCGTGCGTCTGGAAATGCCCGGGCGCACGGACCTATTCGCGGAGCGCTCTATCAATGCCCAGGGCTTCAAGGTGGGGCTTGATGGCGAGTACTTGGTTGATTCGGTGGAGCAGACATTCACCCAAGCCGGCTGGTCTACCACCGTTGAGTGCGACGGCGGCAAAAAGGGCAAGGCCAAAGCCAAAGGCAAGAAAACGAAGAAAGCCGCTAAGCCAGTCAAAGTCGTCAGCTTGGCGTAGCGGTCGCGCACCACAACCCCCGCCAAGTGCGGGCTACTCATGTTAGGAGCTTGTATGCCCATCAACCAGCAGCAGTTGCTGCAGATCCTCCAGAACGCCGGCCACCAAGCCGGCGTTTTTGTTCCTGTCCTGAATACGGCGATGAACCGTTACGGCATCGTCGGCACACCGCGCGCCGCGGCATTCATCGCCCAGATCGGGCACGAGTCGGGCCAACTGCACTACGTGCGCGAGATATGGGGCCCGACCGCGCAGCAGGCCGGCTATGAAGGCCGCGCCGACCTGGGCAATACCGTGAAGGGTGACGGCTCCAAGTACCGTGGCCGGGGCCTGATCCAGATCACCGGCCGGGCCAACTACACCGCGTGCGGAGAGGCCCTTGGCCTGGACCTGCTCAGTAAGCCAGAGCTGCTCGAGCTGCCGCAGCACGCTGCGATGTCGGCGGCTTGGTTCTGGTCTACGAAAGGCCTGAACACGCTGGCGGACCAGGGCGATTTTGTGAAGATCACCCGGCGCATCAACGGTGGCACCAACGGACTGGCCGCCCGCCAGGCGCTGTACTACAAGGCGCTGAAGGTGCTGGCATGATGCCGGTGCAGAAGCTGGCCGGCCTGGCAGTGCTGATCCTGGCGCTCATGGCCGGTGCCGCCGGCTTTACCTGGCAGGTGCAGGAC